AATCAACTGTCCGATGCTGCACACAAAACGGCATCCGAGGTGGGTCAGCGACTGTCCACTTTCCTATCTGGCACCAAGAGATAGAAGATATTATTGTTCTTAAGAACAACAAAGGCACAGAAGACAATCGCGTAAGGAAACTTGACTACTCAATCCAACTCTCAAAGCTCTTCTACGAGCGATTCATCACAGATGAGTACATCTCCTTATTCAGTCCTCACGATGTCCCAGGTCTGTACGATGCTTTTGGGACTGACCGTTTTGATGATCTCTATCACCGTTATGAATCTGATGGATCTATTCCGAAGAAAACTGTCCGCGCTCAAGCGCTTATTCTGGACCTTCTGAAGGAGAGAGCAGAGACTGGTCGCATCTATCTGATGAACATTGACCACTGCAATAGTCACTCATCCTTTAAGGATAAGGTGACTATGAGTAATCTCTGCCAAGAGATCACTCTACCTACAACACCACTCCAACACATCGATGGAGAGGGTGAGATTGCTCTCTGTATTCTGTCTGCTATCAACGTAGGCAAAATCAATAAGTTAGACGAACTTGAAAATCTCTGTGACCTATCTGTTCGGGGTCTAGAGGAACTTATTGACTATCAAAATTACCCAGTCAAGGCAGCAGAAATTAGTACACTTGCTCGTCGTTCACTAGGTGTTGGTTTTATCGGACTCGCACATTATCTAGCAAAGCATGGTTACAAATATGACGATCCTGCAGCATGGAAAGAAGTCCACGACTTGTCTGAAGCTTTCCAGTTCTATCTACTCAAGTCAAGCAACACAATTGCTAAAGAGAAAGGAGCATGTGAATACTTTAATCGCACCAAGTATTCAGATGGTATCCTCCCAATCGACACATACAAGCGTGATGTCGATGAGTTCTGTGGGGAGGAACTGAATTATGATTGGGAGAGTCTTAGAGTATCTATCACCGAACACGGACTCAGACACAGCACACTGTCCGCACAGATGCCATCGGAGAGCAGTTCCGTTGTGTCTAATGCAACCAACGGAATCGAACCACCCCGTGCCTTCTTGTCCACTAAAAAGTCAAAGAAGGGTCCACTCAAGCAAATTGTCCCTCAGTACAATACTCACAAGAATAACTACACGCTTCTTTGGGACATGAAGGACAATGAAGGTTACATCAAAGTTGTCGCTGCTATGCAGAAGTTCTTTGACCAAGCAATTTCAGGCAACTGGAGTTACAACCCAGAGAACTACGAGAACAATGAGGTGCCTGTATCCTTGATGGCTAATGATTGGTTGACCACCTACAAATATGGTTGGAAGACTTCTTATTATCAAAACACTTATGATGAAAAGAAAGATCCCAGCGATGAGGAGGAACAACAAAAGAAACAAAGCGTACAAAACCTACTAGACGATATCTTTGCAGACCAGGAGGAAGATTGTGACAGTTGCAAAATTTAGAACCAATGGAGATTCAGATCATATGCGTACTAAAGTAAAGGGGATGACGGTATTCAATACGGATATCGTAGACAGCACAAAACAAAAAATGTTCTTTGGACCCCCTCTTGGTGTTCAACGCTATGATAAGTTTAAGTATCCTATCTTTGATAAACTGACTCAGACTCAGTTGGGATATTTCTGGCGTCCTGAGGAGGTATCTCTTCAGAAAGATCGCGCTGATTATCAAACTCTAAATGATGCACAAAAACATATCTTCACGTCGAATCTTAAGTACCAGATCCTCCTGGATTCTGTACAAGGGCGTGGTCCTGGGATGGCTTTTGGTCCATTCTGTTCACTACCTGAACTTGAAGGTTGCATGAACATCTGGCAGACTATGGAAATGATTCATAGTCGCTCATATACACACATTATTAAGAACGTATATTCTGATCCTACCGAAGTCTTTGATCACATTCTAGACGACGAGAAGATCCTCTCACGGGCACAGTCTGTTACGGCAGCATATGATGCTTTCCTGCAGGCAGCAAATGAGTATGGTTCTGGTAGGATGTGGGAACATCAACTAGAGGGTGTCCCTCTAGCACAAGACGAACTCTATGAACTCAAAAGAAAACTATACAGAGCGGTTGCGAACGTCTATATCCTTGAGGGGGTTAGATTCTACGTCTCGTTTGCTTGCTCTTTCGCCTTTGGCGAACTTAAACTACTGGAGGGATCTGCTAAGATCATCGGACTCATTGCGAGAGACGAATCGCAGCACATGACCGTCACCCAGAACATCATTAACAAGTGGAAGGAGGGTGATGATCCTGATATGCAACAGATCGTTGAGGAAGAGGAAGAAAACGTGTATAATATGTTTAGAGAGTGCGTAGAGGAAGAAAAACTCTGGGCAGAATACCTGTTTAAGGACGGTTCTATCATCGGTCTCAATGATAAGCTGCTCTCTAAGTACGTTGAATGGACCGCTAACCGTCGTCTGAAGTCTATTGGACTCAAACCTATCTTCGATGCTCCTATCACCAACAACCCGCTCCCATGGACAGCACACTGGTTGTCCTCCAAAGGTATGCAGGTTGCACCACAGGAGACTGAGGTCGAATCATACCTAATTGGGAGTATTAAACAGGATGTTAAAAAAGATACGTTCTCTGGTTTCAAACTATGACGAAAGATTCTTTGCCTGGTTGGAAGGTAAGAGCCCTCCAAGATCCAAGCGTGAACGAAAAACAAGCGAAGATCATAATGGAGGGACCAAAGTGTCTAACCGACGCATGGTTCCTCCAAGCAATGAGATTCAAATACCTGACCCGTGGGATTAATGATTAAAATTTTGCGAGAGAGGGTTGAAAACCTCTCCAACTATGATGATGAGTATGACCTTGTATACATTGATCCCCCCTTTGGGTTGGATCGAGAGTTCTTCATGTTTGAGAAGGACCGAAAGGTAGCATTCGATGATAAATGGGAGTCTACTGACGCCTATATCGAGTGGTATGCATCTGTTATTCAAGACTGCTTTGCTGCACTCAAACCTAACGGTTGGTTGTACGCACATAACAACTTCGATTCTAATGCTCTGGTCCTAGGAGACCTTACAAAGGACGTTAGATCTAAGTTCTATACAAATATTTCTTGGAAACGTTCTGGACCTAAGAACAACATTCGTAAAGGATGGGGTAACATCGTAGATTCTATTCTTGTATTCAAGAAAGGTGATCCATACTTCAATGTTGAGTATGCACCACTAGATGAAACCTATGCTAAGAACTCTTTCAAGAACAAAGACGAGAAAGGATTCTATGCACTGGGTAAATTGACTGGTGAGAAGTCTCGCATTGGTCACAAGTATGAATATAATGGTTACAAACCACAGTATGGATGGCGATTTACTGAAGAGAAAACCAAAGATCTTCATGATCAAAATCTAATTCACTGGGGTGCTAACTTGCCGTACAAAAAGATCTATCTGGAGGAGTCTAAAGGGTCTCCTATTCAGAATTTCTGGGATGATATTCATTTCATCTCTCGTTCGGAGAAGAACAAGCGTAAGTATCCAACACAGAAACCAGTCAAGTTGCTTGAGCGTATCGTAAGGACTTCCTGTCCTCCTGGTGGGCACGTTCTAGACCCCTTCTGTGGGTCAGGAACCACTGCTCTGGCGTGTTATAACCTAGAGCGTAACTGTACCACCATGGACGTGTCTAAGGATGCTCTGAAGATCGCTGCAGACTCTTTGATCGATGCTGGATGCGACATAAATACTGAGGAGTGATACTATGAACAAGTGGTTGATTATGAAAACCCCTGGATTTTTGACGGACACCCTTTTCTATCTGAGGACATTGACGGTAGTTTCGGTTTCGTCTATCGCATTACAAATCTCCTCAACGGTAGGCAGTACATCGGCAGAAAATACTTTCACCAACTACGAAAACCTAGAGGTGGAGGTAGGCGCGTTAAAAGTGAGAGCAACTGGAAAAAATACTACGGAAGTTCTGATGAACTTAATGCAGAGCGCCGTGAAGCTGGAAGTAATACCTTCTTCAGAAGGGAAATACTTTCAGTCCATGCATCCAAAGGAAAAACAAACTACGAGGAAACACGTCAGCTCTTCATTTCAAACGTTTTGACGGAAGCCCTTGACGACGGGACGCCAGCGTACTATAATTCCAATATCCTCGGACGTTACTACAGGAAAGATTATTTTGATTTCGATGCTTCAACTGCTGCTAGCACTGACTCCTGCTGACTATACTCATCTTGCTAAGGTGGTCAAGGTAGAAGCAGCACCAAACACCATGGATGAATACTGTGTTGCAGTCTCTGTTCTAAATAGAGTTGCTTCACCTAGTTTTCCTAACACTGTGTCTGGAGTAGTGTATGCTCCTGGTCAGTACGAGGGAATGTGGCGTAACAACCCAGTTGTAGACTATGCCCTAGTGCAAAGACTACAAGACAGAACCAAGATGCTCTCTGCATACAGCACCATTGGGGATAGAACTGACTTTAAGGGTCAAAGTATGCTACGATATCGTGTAGCATCACAGGATCCGATGTGTGATACCAGGGGTAATTTTTATCATTACTACTGGCAGTCTTAAGTGAAGGCAAGCGATTACGAGTTCGGTGGTCTTGACGCAAAACCAGTTAATGTGCTAAGATTACTGAGTGAACTTGAGGGGTCATACCAACTCCTCAAATACATGGGGTTCAAAGAGGACATGGATGTCCTCGATGAAATGAAAAAGAGGTACTACAAACTGTACTTCAAACTAAACAAGACTCAGTAGCTCAGCTGGATAGAGCAACTGCCTTCTAAGCAGTCGGTCGTAGGTTCAAATCCTACCTGAGTCGCCTTGTCGGTGTGGCGGAATCGGTAGACGCGATAGATTTAGGTTCTATTGTCTTTATGGCGTGGAGGTTCAAGTCCTCTCACCGACACTCAGGGTGAATAGCTCAGCGGTAGAGCTCCTCGTTTACACCGAGGCGGTCGGGGGTTCAATCCCCTCTTCACCCATTTAAATACATGAGGTTAAATGCTTAAAAATGTTAACGGCAAGATGCAAAATGTGCAACGTAGAACTGACAAGCACTAGCAAAGTTCAGTTCTGTGGTTGCCCTAATCAGATGTCTGTGGTAGACGATGTAGTTGGTGCAATTGATCTCAATGAAGTTGTCCTAACCAATCATGAAAAGAATATTAAATATAATGGAATTCTGTCGGATAGTGACCTAAAATACCAAGAGGAACGACGCAAACGCAAAGTTCGTAAACTTGATTTTGAGGAACGTTGAATGATCAACCTGGACGACCGTTACCATTCTTACTTGCACACAGACAAATGTTTTACAATTGATGGTAAGTGTGAAAGTGTTATAGGATATGGATTTACATCAGAAGGATCTGAAATTAATGGTTACTATGTGTTGACAAACAACTATAAACTCTTCTATAATTTAGAA